AATCCCGCCTGCTTCGACGTTCATCACGTCTTCCAGGCTCGCCTGGCCTTCGACTACGCCAACCCTTGGATGGGTAGACATTGCCAGGCTGTCGAGGCTCGCTCGCAGCACGGCAGATTTAATGCGTTGGATGTCCATGGTGAGATCGGCAATCGACATACCAAAGAATGCATGCGGCTCGGGGTCCGGGCAGAACATTGCGAAAGGGACATCATCAGTCGTCTCATTGCGCAAAATCTCATAGCTGGGCCCTGCGCAGCAGATCCTGCGGAGCTCACTGACGCCATCCCCATCAGCATCTATTTGCATATATGCCTCAACGTAGAGCACCCGACGCCTGGTTGGGTCGGCGTAGTCCCGGCTTTGCTGACTCAGTTGCCGCTCTCTGGCCTCAACATTCAAAAGGTCAAAGTCGGCGTCGTCTGTTGCATAATCGATAATGTCGTCGTATTTGTAGCCCATCTCAACCAACTCTGAAACGGTGGCGTAGCGACGGTGCGCGACAAGACCGGCGTCCGCGAAGGAGCGAGCTTGACGCGATACGAGGATCTCCTCTGGCGGCACCGTCGCTACTTTTATCTGTCCGGTGGCTCGGCGCTGCACTACCGTTACACTGGTAAGAGGGTCGGGGCTAGTGTCGCTAATCTCAGTTGACATCAAAGTGATCTCAACTGATGGGTCTGAATTCAGGGCGGCCAGAGCCTGCTCATCGAGCCCAGTCAGACTGTATGTTTTGACATCCTCAGATTCATCCCAGTAATATTTCAGAAAGCCACTACCTTTGACCAATGCGTCTTTGAATGTCGCATAGATAATACTAATATAACTTTCGTCCTGGTCCTGGTTGAGAATGAAGTTGGCATAGTCTGTCGCCTGCTTTGCATGCTCAACGTCCTCGGGGCCAACCGGGGCATATTCAACAACATGGTCGGAGCCACAAAAAATGCGGACCAGGCTCGGCAGCATGGCCTGGATCGTATCTCTTACGTCCATTGTCATGGCAGTTGATCTGCCAGCCTGTTCGTTTCCAAACGCCTCGCCCTGGTAGTACTCTGCCGCCTCTGCCCGGCCTGGCGAGATGCTGTTGTCAATAAAATCTGCCGCATCCTCAATCGCGCTCGCGACTATGCTCTGCAGCTCTTCTTCACTCAGTTCGGGGTTTTCTTCAACGAACTGCTCGTTGCTTTCAGCTATATATGCTTCACTCATATTAAAATGCATCCAATAATGTTTCGCCGACCAGCCTTGCTCGAGGTGGTAACAGCCCATAAAATTCTTGTATTGGCTCTGTGATTGCAACGCCCGCCGCCATGGCGGGGGCAATAGCCTCGGCCAAGTATCGCAGCCCTTCATCAGAGATTGTTTTTCCGAGCTTTGTTCTCAGTTGGTAGTCCATCGCTGCCGCCCTGGCATCTCTCGCCTTCTTGATGTCCTTGGTGGACCGGTCACTGGTTAACGCCTGGATCAATGTGTGCGGCATGTTGGCATAAGGGGCAACCATTGCCGCACCCATATTAGCCGCAGCATCAAGCAAACCGGCTGGAACGCGCAGCGGGTCTTTTCCTTTAGATTCCGGTGTTGCCAGGGTAGGTGCTGCAGCGGCCCCCAGCAGGCCAGTTGCTGCTAAAACTCTAGGGTCTGCTGCGCCTCTTTGTGCTTCTTGACTTGGTCTTTGGTTTAGTATTTGCTCATGCCGTGGGATATCTTCTGTGTCTAAAGGATAGCTGGCATATCGGTCATCTTGCGTCATTCCTAGACGATTCTGAACATTTCTTGCTTCTACTTCTCCCGCGCTGCGGCGGTACAATTCATAATCCGACTCAGCAGCAAGCCCGAACCGCAAGTCTTTTAGTCTCGTATGTTCCGCCACATCATCTCTTATAGAATCAACATAGGAACCTAATCTTTTTATCTGCTTATCTGCTAGTTTCGGATCAGATAGCAACCGCTCTCTAGCCAACTCCGCTCTTTCCGCAATTCCTAGCGGAAAAGAATTGTCTTTATTGTGCAAATACATCTTGCCTTCAGCTATATAATCACCAACGGCCCCTCGTGGCGTTTCAGAAAGGTCATACAACCTTGCGTATGCACCATCATCTAAAGGCTCAACCCATTGCGCTAACTCTGCCCACGCAGCACCTAACCACCGCTCTCTTTCCGCTTTAGGTCGATGGCGTTTTGGCTCCGGGCCAAGCTCCTGTCTAATCTTGTCTCCGTGCTCATACCAATCGCCATTTCCGACAAGCAGCCTTCTTTTTCCTGTCAGATTAGAATCTAAAGAGTATTTGCGATACTTTGTTGCTGCTGCGATACGAGACAGGTCACGAACATTAACCATGGCCGAATCATAAGCATGAACCGCATTGAACAAAGGTCTTTGCGCGTTTAAAAGGCCAAGATCTATTTCCTGTTTAACTGAATTTGGGTTGGCGCCTGGAGCAAAATCATTTCTGCGCTGCACCGCATGCTGTAACTCATGAGCTAAAGTGGAAGCCTGATCAGAAGCTCGCAGGCTGTTATTTATCGCAACAGAATCACTAGAAGGATCATAGTAACCGCGAAAAGTTTCCATACCCTCTGTTCTAATCGAGGGGTAGCTCCCGCCAAACATCAAATCCTTGGCCGGGTGCTGATCAATAGCCTTAGACATATCATTCCTCACTGCCCAGCCATCATCAGCAGGGTGGAGAGTTTGGTACCCTTTGGCGGCATCAAAATCTATGCTCTCTGGGTCAGGCACCTCAAACCTTAGTTTGCCATCAGCCGCTCTGAAATAACCTGTCTGCCCATAAACCGTTCTAGGCTCAACGCCTTGATCGAGCATGGTTCGCGCTGCTAACAAGTTTTTGTGAGTAGCCTTTGGCGATATAGAAGAGGCACCCAATATGCCTTTCGTCGTTGCAGGCAGAAACCCAGCTTGAGCCTCTTGCGGCGTCATGGTCCCTGCTGCAACTGCACTGGCCATCGTGAGCGGGATGCCGTACTTCTTAGCTATATCGATGATCTTGTCATCAAAGACAACGTAATTGTAAGAGCGTTTATCTGGTGACTTATGCCGGGTGAATGCGTCAGCGTACTTAACGCCTTTAACCCCCTTGTTTTTAAATTGTTCTACAATTCCGGGGGCGGTAACTGCCCTTTTCATTATCTGCTCATCTGTAGGTTCCCAAGGAAGGCCAAACCTTTGCTTTAACGGTAAGTCACCCTCACTTCCTTGTTTATAAGCTGCAACTATTTCCTGAACCGCTTTAGGTTGCTCACTTACCGGCGCATCCCAATCAAGCAACTCATCTGGAGATGCGTCGATGTTGACTTCGTACATGCTACCTTTTGGAAGATCAATTTTTTCAGGTATTACCCCAGAATCTACTCGCGCCCCCAAATCATTAATTATATTTTTTAATTCTATTATTTCAGAATCATCCAGAAATATTCGACTCAGCCAAGGATCCTGCCCGGCTATGCTTTTTTCTGCCTTATTTATTGCCTTTCTAATATCACCATCAGCATCAGCCAATAGTGTGCCAAAAATACCCGTAGACGATGTGTCTTCATAACCAGCATTTAATAGATAGTTATATGCATCAAGATCCCTGGGCGTCAGTTGATCTCGATACTGTTTGGCCACATCCTCAGTCTCAGAAAAATACAGCCCATGCCCATACTGCTGTGCCCCCTCACCCGTGCCTATCTGCTCGGTTGAGAACCTGTCAAAATCATGGGGGGAACCATGGTATGCCTTAATGCCAGGCGAGAGCAGCCCCGCCTTGGCGCCAGCTTTGATGGGGGCCAGTTTCTTCAAAATAGTTGGCGACAAAAGTGCCACAGGCTATTTCTTCCTGCTCTTACTTTTGCTTTTTTTGCCCTTCCTGGATTCCTTGGCCGCCTTCTTGCTCGAGGCATTAAATAGCTTGACAATATCCGCTGCCGCATCTATATGGCCGGCAGGACCGTTTCTATACGCTGGCAAAGGAATGCACCCCCATATATGGGCAATAAGGTACCCTTATTTTCTCACGTGAGGCACATCAACCACAAAAAGTATGCGGTAAAAGGTGAGGTCTGGCGCGTATGGACAAGGAGCTTGATTGAATCTTTGATTATTGCACCTAATAAAATAGGTGTTTTTGCATCCTGATATTCTTACTCTGTCTTTCTGATGGAGTCTACAAGATGCCGTACATTTCTCGCGCTGAGGCAGCCGCGTTTCTCGCGGAGCTAGGCTTCCCAGTCGCAAAAAACACGCTGCAAAAATATGCCTCAGTAGGCGGTGGTCCTCCATGCGGAAAAAGGTCGGGGGGGTTTTACCGCAGACTTAAATCCTGGGAGCGAGGAGAATATCGGTGAACTCATAGAGGATTCACCATGCTTACTCAGAAATTGACCATACTCAGACTTCAGGATGTTAAAACCCGCACTGGCCTACCTCGTTCGACGATCTATTTACGTATGTCGGAGGGTAACTTTCCAAAACCCATTTCCTTGGGGAGCCGCTCTGTTGGATGGATTGCGTCAGAAATAGACGATTGGATAGTACGGCAGATAGAAACAAGCCGGCGAGGGGGCAATCGATGAGCGCCCTACGATATGGGCGCGTTATTGAAACAGGTAAGGACGGCTAACCCCTGCTTAGCAGCGGCTAACCCCTGCTAAGCAGCGGATAGGTGTTATTCCGCCTCCAGGCCATGAAGCCTGGGCCCAACCTGGGCTTTTCGCCAAAATTTCCAAATTTTTTT